CGGGATGTGTTCCAGCGCTCGTGCCGGGTGGGGGCGTTCTCGCAGACCTTTGAACGGCGGGCCGGAGACTGGCTGCCCGGTAACTTCATCGTGGAGCGTGCCGGATATCAAAAGCCCGAGGCCTCCTACTACTGCGGATCCGGCGGCACCTACGACAACCTCACGGTCGTCAGCTTCACCATCACGGTGCCGGACGGGTCGGACCAGTGGAACCGTCAGGTGCATTTTTTCATCCGCGGCGGCATGTTCGTGACCCGGCTGATCGATGGCATCTACGGCCCGTCGAACAACATCGCAGACCTGGCGCTGTGGGCCCTGACGAATCCGGGTCGTGTGGATCCGGCGCTGATCGATACCAGCCGCTTCCTGCCGGGCGCATTGTTCACCCAGGCGATGGGCTTCAGGTGTGACGTGAACCTGCGGGAGGTGCGCAGCATTGAGAACTTCCTGGCCGACCACCTGAAGTACTTCCTGCTCACGAAGCACCGCCGGGGCGGCCGCCTGGGGCTCCGGCCGCTGCTGCCGGTGGGCGATGACAACCTGATCAGCACCGAACCGATCGAGCCCGCGTTCGTGTTCGATGGTGATCAGATCGTTCCCGGCTCGCTCGAAGTGAACTACGTGCCGCGGGCCGACCGGCGGCCGATGTGCGCCCTGATGCTCTGGCGCCAGCAGCCTGAGGATGACATTGGCCTGATCCGAACCACAGAGGTGCGCTACGCGGGCACCGCATCCGAGGGGCCTTTCGAGCAGCACGACTTAAGCGCGTTCTGCACCAATGAACTGCACGCCGTTCGGGCTGGTGCCTACATCGTGGCCCGCCGCTGGCACGTCACACACACCCTACGTGTGAAACTGAAGCCGGGTGACTTCAACGCCACCATCGCCCGTGGCGACATCATTCAGCTGCAATTCACTCGGTGGGCATCCGTTGCTGCCCCAGCGGTGCACTCCTATTTCTACGAGGTCGAGCAGGTGGGGCGGGGCCGCAGCGGGGAGGTGTCGCTTGAATTGACCCACTTCCCGGTCGACGACGACGGACGCAGCTTGGTGGCGCTGGACGTGATGTCTGCGGAGGCCAGCGGCGTCATGTTGCCCACCGCCAAAATGGCAACAGTCACCTGTGACACGAACAGCAGCACCGATCAGAACGTGCCAGACGATGTGAGCCTGGACCCGATCAACTGGTCGGACACTCCCTACGCGAATGCGTTTGACCCGGTGGACAACGGCACTGGCAGCGGCGGCCTTAGGGGTGGTGGCCCTGGCGGTGGGGGAGGAGGGACCTGGGGTGGTGGTGGTGGTGGAGAGGAGGGCACGGGAGACCGAACCCCAGAAACGCCTCCGCCCCCTGGCACTCCGCTGCCGCCATATACGCCTCCAGACGTGCAAGAGCCACCGCCGGATGTCAGCATCCCACCGGCCGATGTTTCCGTGGGCGAATCAGCGCCGCAGCGCTGGGTAGATGAGTACAACCGACAAGTAGCGAACAGCAATCCAGACACGCCGTGGCCGACCGAATGGCCCGCTGTTGGTAATTGGAGGCTCACATACAGGATACAGTATTATGCGGCGTCAATCAATTACGGCGCCGGATATTGGGAAGGTGGTGGCTCCACTGAGACTTTTATCGTTAATACAGGAAACCTTAGGGTTGGCACAGCGGCAGCAAGCGGTAAAATTATTAGCGAAGGTGGTTTGGTAACTGTGTATAACGCCTCTGTGGTGGTTACCCCTAGCGACTTTGGCGGCGCCGCCCAAGTCTACAAGGGAGGTGTATGGCTGATAGTTAATACGAATGATCCATGGTTCCGTGGTTGGAGGATTTACCCTACAGCCCCGACGATTGCTATGGTTTCTGCCACGCGGACCGCCTAAGCCATGGCCGCCTTCCCCCCGAATCTGCTCCCCACCAGCCGGACATACACTCCCGGAGCATATCCGCATACAGCCCACAATACGCTAACCGGGAAGGAGGTGCGAATCAGACACAGCAACACCACCAACGGCGCCCGGCTCAGCGTGGGGTTTACTCTTCTTACGACGGCGGAGCTTTACTCAATCCGCACTCACTTTGCCGAGCAGCTTGGCGGCTTTCTGCCGTTCACCATCCCTGACGATCTGCTGCTAGGCACCACGGCCCCGGCTGATTTCACACCGGCTGGCCACCGTTGGCGTTACGTCGAGGTGCAGGTTGAGGATGTGCCGCTGGACGAAGGTTCCCCGCTCAATCGGCATAACCTTGAACTGGTATTGGAATGCTTGCCGCCTGAGAGCAGCGTGGCGAGCGGGTTCAGGATTGGCGTGGTCAGCACATGGTCGCCGGGTGCGGTGCTTATCCAAACTCAGTTTCTGGCTACCGCCATATGGTCGCCGGGCATTGCGGGGGCGATCCTCCCCGGCCTTGCGCTAACAGCGACGGGGACATGGGCGCCAGGACGTGGGCCGGTACCTGGTGCGGTGTGGGCGGCATCGGCGACCTGGGCCGCTGGTTCAGGGGCGGGAATTTCCTCCGCCAATGTGGGCCTCCTGCTTCCGATGAACGGCCCCAACGGGAGCACAACTTTTACCGACGTCAGCATTAACGCCTTCACTGTTGTTAGAAGTGGCAACGCGCAAATCACCACGGCACAAAGCAAATGGGGAGGCAGCAGCGGAAGCTTTGACGGAGACGGAGATAGCCTCAGCATTGCTTACGCTTCTCCTCTCGACTTACTCGGAGATGACTTTACTGTGGCGGGTTGGTTGCGAATCAGATCCATGCCATATTCCGGCGGCATGAGGATCGCGGCGGCTGGTGGTGGCGCCGTTGCCTTTAACAACACTGATGGCATTCACTGGCTAGTGCAAGCCATGAACAACAACACTATTCAGATGCAGATTCGCACTAGCAGTGCTTACGGGATGAACACGTCTAATACTTGGACGTTAGGCGAATGGTTTCACTTTGCCTTATGCGTCAGCGGTTCTACGGCGTACCTAGGCCTAAAGGGCACCATAACAAGCGGCAGTATCCCTGGTGGTATTGTCCGCCCTTCTGGGAATCCTGTCACCACCGTTGGCACTATAAACGGCGAGGGTGGCGTTTTCTTCACCGCACTTAACGCAAACATGAATGATTTCTTGATTCTCCCAGGGATTGCCCTTTACACAGGGTCCGCCTACACGGTGCCAGAGGGGCCATTCTTCTCCAGCTGACCGTACACCCTGTACCCTGCCCCTGCCTTTCCGTAGACTGATGGCCATTCAGAGATCAGCCGGCGATGGCTAGCTTCCTGTTCAACAGCTATTGGGACGACGTGGACCGGGGGAACATCATCCTCGCGACCCACACGTTCAGGGTCATGCTGATCACTGCTGCCGGCGTGGCCGCGGCCAACAAGGACACATGGACGAAGCGGTCAGACGCGACCACCTACGAGATCACGGCCACCGGGTACACGGCCGGCGGAGCTGTCTGCGCAGTCACCCTGGCGCAGGAATTGGCAGGGGATCGCCAGGTGGCCACTTTTGGCACGGTCACCTGGCCGGGGTTCACCGGCTCCGCAGCTGGCGCCGTCTACTACCGATCGCGAGGCGGGGCGGCCACCGCCGACGAGCTGGTGGGCCTGAATGATTTTGGTGGTGTCGTCACCCTCACGGCCACCCCCCTGGTGATCGCCAACACCATCCGCACTATCCAAAACTGACCCATGGCCGCCTTCCCGGCCATCGAACCCACCGGCCGCTCCTATACCTTCGGCACCTATGCGATGTCGGAGACAGGCAGTCTGAGCGGTGCCTCCGTGCGCTTCAACCACTCAAGCACCATGATCGGGGCGCGGCTCACGCTTACGTTCGTCGACATGCCCGACGCCGAGCTGGAGACCCTTCGGGACCATTTCCGCGGGCAAGACGGAGGCTTTGTGTCGTTCCGGCTGCCGCCGATCATCTGGCAGGGCCACACCAATACTGAGTTCCTGGCGCCGGCCACCGACCGATGGATCTATGACGGCGAGATAGACGAAGGGGAGGCCAAGGCGGGGGCGTTCTACGACGTGACTGTGTCCCTGCGGCACGTTGGCCCGGAACTGGCCTGACAGCGCTTCGTAGACTTAGAGGACAAACCAATGCCCATGCACCCGCAGACCCACCCGACGTTTGCCACCGTGCTGGCTGCCGCAGAGGAAGCCGCCAAGCGCGGCACTATCACCCCCCACCAGCTCGCCGCCCTGGGCCGCCTTGACGAGCTGTTGACTGATGAGCAGCGGCGGGAGTTCACCGAGCTGTGGCGGGCGCAGGGGAGCCCCGCAGCGCCATCACCAGCACCGGCTGACGGCCGACCAGGCCTAGCGGATCCTGCCTGGCTTGCGCCTGCCCTGGGGATCGTCCAGGATTTCGAGGGCTGCCGCCTGCAGGCGTACCGCTGCCCCGCCGGAGTTCCGACGATCGGCTGGGGCGCCACCCGTTATCTCCCGCCCCGTGGCGCGGTGCAGATGGGCGACACCATCACGCAGACCCAGGCGGATGAACTCCTGCGCCGCGACCTGCTCGACCTGCGTGGCCCGGGGCTGTTCACCCTGCTGCCGGTGGCAGCCGGCTGGGCCCCCAACCGCATCGCCGCGCTGGTGAGCTGGGCCTACAACGTCGGCCTCGGCGCTGTGGAGGAGTCCACCCTGCGCCGGCGCATCCTCGCCGGTGAGGATCCGGCGCAGGTGGTGGCGGAGGAACTGCCTCGATGGAACAAGGCTGACGGCAAGGCGTTGGAAGGCCTGGCCCGGCGACGGGCGGCGGAGGTGACCCTGTTCCTGGGGGCAGCCACACCACCCGCCAAGCCGCCCACCGAATCGCAGCTCCGGCTCACCCGCACCCAAGTCACCGATAGTCGCGGACTGGTGGCGCTGCGCCTCGAGCTGATGGAGAACGGCACGCGGACCGGGCGCCTGCTGGTGGTGAGCGGTGCGCCTGGCGCTCAGCGGTTCCGGCTGGGAAAGGACTCACGGGCCGGCAGCCTGGAGCCCCTGCCACAGGGCCGTTGGCGCATTGAGGACATAGCCTGGGCCGCAGGGAAGGACAACTACAGCGGCAACTGGGGCCCGGGTCTGGGACCGGCATCAGTGCCGCTCACCTACCTGGGGCCTGGCACCACACAGCGCTCCGCCATCGAGATCCACTACGACGCCAACCAAGGCAGCTCACCTGGGACTGCCGGCTGTGTCGGGCTCAATTCGATCGCCGATCTCAAGACCCTGGTTGGGTGGCTGCGGCGCACCGACCCGCAGGTGCTGGTGGTGGATTGGGGCATCACGGCCTGACCACCGGCGCCGGGCCGGTGTAACCCCTGGCTACAGCCTGGCAGTGCCACATGAGCTGCGCTTGGGAGCGCTGCAAGTGGCGGACGACGACGCCTAACCCTGAGACCTCCCACACAGGCACGCCATCCTCTACCACCCTCTGACATATCGGCATGGCTGGCTGCGGGCACGGGGTTTTCTTGCTCAGATTGCCAGCAACCGCCGCCCCCTGCACCGAGAGCAGCCTATGGGGCAGGATCTCCCACAGCCGCGGCTCCTTCTCCCACACGGCTGGGCACTGGCGCAACAACCGGGCGGCCACCGCGGCTCCCAGGTGGAACACCTGCCCGTTCGCGTTGTGATGGCGTCCATCTGGCCATAGGCGCTCGGCCAGCAAGTTGGCCCGCAGCGTCGATACGCCTTCAACGTGCATCTCGGCGATCACGCGCATCACGACATCAGCGTTTGCCCTGCACACGAGCATCAGGCCACACAGGCACGCCATCGTCTACCACCATCTGACATATCGGCATGGCTGGCTACTGACAAACTCAGGATCCATAGACAGCATGGTGCGTTCATCGTGCTGTGGCCATGCCCTGGGGGAAATGGATGGTTCCGGAGCTGGAGGAACAGGAGGACCTGGACCTGCTGCGCAGAGAGCTGGGCCTACTCGAGCAGGTGCACCAGCATCCTGAGGAGGTGGCGCGACTGGCGGGCCAGCTGCTGCGGCAGAACACCATGAACCACCGCATCGTGCAGCAGGCGGCAGCACGGATCCTGGAACTCGAGGCGCAGGAAGCGGCGATCGAACGCCAGGCGTGGATGGAAGATCGGCTGAGGCCGCGGCCACGGTGGCAGTTCCGCTGGCCGTGGTGAATCAGGATCCGAAGGCCTAGGATGCGTGGGGCTCAGATCAGAGCCTGAGTGCAGAGTGACAGTGGAGACCACCGGCCCTAGGAAGTAGGCACCTAGGGCTTTTTCATGGAAGGGGGGTTCTTGCTCAGATTGCCAGCAACGGCCCTCCTCGCCTTTGCTACTCGCTGCTTGGTCTCTTCACGCCCCGCGGGCGAGCGCTTCCAGCACCTGGAGCACAGCGGCGCCGTCCTGGTGGACCGCACAAGCCGGGAGCATTCGGTGCACGGCTGCGGTGCATCGGGATCAGGCAACTCACGCAGCCGGGCCCGATAGCGGCGGGTGCGGGCGGCGCTGGTGTCAGGCATGGGTGACGCGCAGCTGAGAGCGATCAAAACCAACGGCCGCCAATTCATCACAGGCGGCTAGCGCTGCCGCCTCAGTTGGCCAGAGATTGTCTCGCTGACTGCAGCCGAACCCCAGCAAGCTGGCGTCGTCGGTCCACTGGCCATTGTTGAGGATTTCGATTTTGAAGGCTTGCATGGCTTGTGTTGCGATGGGGTGGTGCCGGAATGAGCCCCGGCCAGCCGTGGTGGTCACCACCACTCACCCAGCTCAGCGCGGGCGTCGGCCATGCCGGCGTCAACCGCATCGGCCAGCCC